GTAGACTACGTGCCATGATGCAGACCTTCCGCTACAACACAACCAATCAATGGGTGCGTTATATTGACAGAGACTTCATCAGCCTGGACCACAAGGCTGCTATCAATCCCTGGGACCTAAATGAATAATCCCACCATAAGAGATGGCATGATACACAATGCCCGAGAAGCCAGAGCTGTGGACGATGTCAAGATCCTACAAAAGGTCAATGCTGTGAACCGTGAAGCGTTTACCCAACGCTTTCCCAATCAGATAGAACATCACATGAGACTGGTGAGTGAACGGCTGCAGGCCTGTCTGACCAAAGATGCTGACACAGTGCTCACAGACACCACCACCTGGTTGGCCACAACAGAAGACATCTTGAACTTGAGTCTGGCTCTCAAAAGCCTTAACCAAGTGCGTCAAGACTGGCGCTTGCCTGCGGCTGACTAATGCTTGATCCCATTGTGCTCATGCGTAGAGCCCTGCGCTGGGTCATGGATCAGCATGACTTGCCTGGTGAAGCCTGGCACACACTGCCAACAGATGCACAACAATCACTACAGGAACTCACAATTGCTGTAGCTGATGACATGCGTTACAATGGACTCAAATACTTTAGACCGTTTGAACATCAAAAAGCATTCTTTAACACCACCACTGATCGTCGTGGCATCCTAGCTGCCAACAGGATTGGTAAGACAGTGTCAACCTGTTATGAAACAGCTTACCATGTGACAGGCCTCTATCCTGAATGGTGGACTGGACACAGATTTGACAAACCTATCACAGTGATGGTGGCTGGTGAAGGATGGAGTCAAGTTGCGCTGGTGCTACAACAAGAGTTGCTGGGCACACCCGATGTGAAACTGCGTGATCAACTGGGCACAGGAGCCATACCTAGAGACGCCATCATAGTAGATACCATGCGAGGTGATGGTGCCAATGCCATAGGTGTAGAGATTAAGCATGTGTCAGGTGGCAAGAGCTATTTGTTGTTTGCCAACTACACACAAGAAGTGCGCCAACTACAAGGATTCAAACTTAACCTTGCGGTGTTTGATGAGCAGCCACCGGATGATTTCTTTAGTGAGATTGTCACACGTACTGCCACCACACAAGGCATGGTGCTGTGCTCGTTCACACCACTCAAGGGCCTTAACGGACTTGTGTCAAAGTTCTGGAACCGAGAACAGGGCTATGACTACGTTAGAGTAGCCTGGGACGATGTGCCTGAATACGACCCATGGGGCGAACCATTTTTGCTGATGGAAACACGCCGTCAGCTGGAACGAGATTACTTGCCACACGAACGTGAAGCACGTATGCAGGGCAAGCCCATTCAAGGTAAAGGTGCTGTGTTTCAGATTAGAGACTGGCCCACCTACAAGCCTAGCGAAATTGACTTTAGAAGCCTGCCCAACATACACAGGATCATTGCACTTGAC